ACTTACATACTTTACAATGCTTGAAGTGGTGGCGTTGATGCTATCTAAGCTGTCGTTGGTTTCAATTAACACACAGCTAGAGAATTGTCGTTGTGGTGTTCGAACTCCGGCCATGACTGGTGTGGGCAAACTAATTTGGTGTGTGCTAATAGCATCGTAATAATCTTTGACATAGGTCAATCTTGTTTCTGTGGGATACTTGCTAAAAAGTGTGGCTGCAATTAGCACATAGGCCATTTGTGGAGTTTCAAATATTTCTTTGGTTACACGATTTTGTACTAGATATTTGCCGCGCAGTTGTTCCATTGCGGCATAAGTTAGTTGTTCATCTCGTTCGTGTCTAACAAATCCATTGATTTTCTCCCAGTCATCAGCTGAATATTCGGCCAACAATTCAGCATCATAAAATCCACGCTCAATGTTTTTCTTAACTAGATCAAGTATATGGCTGGGAGTAAATGCACCGTACACTTGTTTTCGTAAGTGATAGCAAATCAATCTTCCTGCCACATACTGATAATTTGGATTTTCTTCGCTGATTAAATCTGCGGCGCTTTTAATTAATGTTTCTTGTATACTTGCTGTAGCAATACCATTGTAAAATTGTAGGTGACTTTTTATTTCTACCTCACTTGCCGATACACCAGTTATTCCCTGGGTTGCCCAAAAAACTACTTTGTGCAGTTTTTCAATGTCTAGTAGTTCTCGTCTACCACCTCTTTTTTGTACTTGTATTTGCGTCATATGTTGTAACCTAAATGTTGTTGTAATTGTTCAGCACTAATTTGCCGAGTTATTGTTATTGCCGTTGAGTCGATATTTAACAGTTCACCTGGGGCCCAATTCAGTATATATTTTCCATGGTTGACCAGGACTAAATTGCCCCGATCTGTCTGCGCCACGGATAGAGATTCTATGCCTGGGCATGATGACATTAGTATAGTATACGCTATTCCCTGGCATCTTGCAAGATCACAGTAGTGATTTTTTTCCAATAAGTCCCAAGGACCTGGCCAAGTTGTGTAGTTATCCCAATTCAAATATTGATTGACCATAGGTACACGCCACCACCAGTCGTTGACTGCGTGGAGGTATTGTTCTTGGGTAAGATTGTTGGGATTGGATCTTAGGCTGTACCAATCGGCCAGCCGTTGTTCAAATAAATCAGGCCACACGTTTTAGGCTAAATGTGATATTGAATAAGTCAAGAATCCAACAAATCCAGTGCTGGTGGTAGTGTATTCAACTGATACCTGATTGGCTGATTGGTCCACTGCAAGTGTAACGCCGCAATTCACATTTTCAGTGTAGTCGTCAGTGTAGTTCGGTAGCGTACTATCTGTTGGTGCACTAGTCACAGTCAATATGCCAGTTCTAACACCGACATCTCGCACTATGGTGTATTGCATTTGAAATGCGCGAGTGACTTCACTGTTAACATTGAGAATAGTTTGATTGGCTGAATTATCATCTAAAGTAAAACTGCGACCAGCTTCTCTAGCATACTGACCCATTTGTAACAATGTGCCGCCGGTGGCTGCACTGGTGCTTAAAATTTCAACACGCGGTATTTCAAATGCATCAGCATCACTGCGTTCAAACAAATCATTGGATGAAACATTGTTGTCGTTGCCAAAAGAAATCACTGCTGATGTGGGATTGGTTGCGCCAATGCTGTTGCCTACATTGTAAAATATATTGAAGGCAGAAACGTTGAGACTGACCTGATCATAGACAATGCCTTGATAGTAGACATTGTCAAAGAAGTTGTGCACAGCACGGAATCCAGTTACGTTGCTGTCCAACACTATTCCTTGGTAAACAGTGTTGAATTGACTGTTAGACACCACGGCAGCATTTAACAATGCGTCTGTGCTGATGCCGTACTTGATGTTGGTGAATGCACATTGTTCAAACACAATGTTGTTGCAAATATTTGATCCAATGCTGGCAAATCCCACAGCAAAACTGTCATCTAACGGAGTTGCACCAGCGGCAGCCAACTCAGACAAAGTGACGTTGCCAACAAACCCAACATTGGAAAATGAGCATTGAGTGGCTTGATCGACCAAAAACACATTGGTGCTGATGGCAGATTGAAATGCCATGTTGTTGATCTCAATGTTGGTAGGAGGGGTAGCGCCATTGTTGCCAATGCTGGCACCAGTTTGCTGGCGGCTGTCACCATACTGGGCCACGTAATTGGGTATAGAAGAATCATCGGGTTGTAGTAGAATGATTGAACTATTGATACCTTCGCCCACTAAACGAGCATAGGTGGGAATAACAACTGTGCTAGTGATTCTATATGTGCCGGCTGGGAAAAACAAACTACGACGAATTTGTGTGTTATTTTCTCGGCAGTAAAGTTGATAGAATGCTCGGGAAATGGCAGCCGTGTCGTCTGCTACTCCATCACCCACTGCCCCAAAGTCTCTGACACTGGCCATGTCATCCAATTTGGCCTGAACTGTGCGTACCACAGGAGTGCTACTTGTGGGGCCGGTTTGTGCGGCATACCCCACTGCTATATCTGCATAGGTGTAATTGCTGAGTGTTGTGATATCTGAATACTGGGTTAGTATTTCAGTATTTCCAATTTCTGGGGCGCCATCTTGTAGGGTTCCGTTGCCAATGAACAAGCGACGACTATCAACGCACCAGCCAAGTTCTGCGCCGGCTAACTGCGGTAAATCTTCTGTGTAACCTTTACGGTTGGTAATTCGTGAAATCTGTACTATAGCCACGGTAGTATCCTCTGTTTAGAGTATTTAGCTGATCATGTAGTACTGTTCCACACGTTTGTTCCACTCGTTGTTCCAGTGTGCAAACTCGTCCTGTTCAATCACATATTCAGTGTAAACCGGTTTGCCTAGTGCGCCGTCGGGCAAAACTGCAGGTTGTTGGGCCATCATGATCACCCCTGTTTTGATATCTGTGCCGTGGGTGCTATTATGTGCCGAGGCATAGGCTGCAAGTTGGATAAAATAGTCATCAATCCATTCACGTTTTTTGGGCTTGTTGGTTTGTTTAAAATCAATGATTGCAGGCTGTCCTTTCCATACCCCAATGCAGTCTGTGGTTCCTGCATATAACCCACTGTAATAAACTGGAACCTCTACTCCCCAAAATTCATCCACATTGCCCAGACCTTGAAGGATAACTTCTGCGGCCATAAACCAACTGGGCTGTGCGAAAGGATTTCCGGGCAAGGGTTTCATGTCTGATTGCAGTGCATAATGCTCTAGGTAGGCATGCATTCTGGTGCCTCGATTGGCAGCTTCTGTGGTAATTTGCTGTGCTTGTTGCTCGCCCACACGCTTTTTCCAGTTTGCAAGAGCCTGGCGCTTTTCTTCAGGCTTGGTACGATCTAGTATGGTGGTGACACTGGGAACTTTGCTGCCGTCGGGCAAACAATAATGTCGTTTGCCGTTGATGGTTGTTCTATCAAGCGGGGCGTAATTATAGCGTTGAGTTATCATTAGATTCTAAAACTTTCTCCGCAACCACAGCGGTCACGTTCATTGGGGTTGCGAAATTCAAAGCCTTCGTTGAGTCCATTGCGGACCCAATCCATTTCAAGGCCTTGAATATAAGCCAGACTTTTTGGATCAATGTAAACATTAACACCTAGAGATTCGAATAGTTGATCATGTTCGTCTACAGCATCAACATATTCTAACACATAAGCAAGCCCCGAGCAACCAGTGGTTCGAACACCTATTCGAATACCGTCGCCTTGGCCGCGCTTTTGAATTTGTAATTTTACTTTTTTGGCTGCTTGTTCAGTTAGCGAGATCATGTTTTGCTTTATAATCTGCTACCGCCGCTTTGATGGCATCTTCTGCAAGTATTGAACAGTGAATTTTAACAGGGGGGAGGGCAAGCTCATCAGCAATCTCGCTATTTTTGATCGCTGCCGCCTCGTCAAGTGTGCGTCCTTTGACCCACTCAGTAATGAGCGAACTACTCGCAATCGCCGAGCCGCAACCATATGTTTTAAATCTGGCATCTGTAATGACTCCTTCAGTATTTACTTTGATTTGAAGTTTCATAACATCGCCACAAGCTGGGGCACCAACCATGCCAGTACCAATATCAGTATTACTCTTATCAAAAGATCCAACGTTCCGGGGGTTTTCATAATGATCAACCACTTTTTCTGAGTATGCCATAATAATTCTTTCTATTTGTTTAACATTGATTGATACCCGTCAATGTATGGGTTAGGTGTGCGTTCAGGATCCAGGCCGTCAAACAAAACTTTTAACTGTTTATAATTTAACACCACATTGCGGTAGTTGTAAGGGGCTTTGTTTAAAAAGTTAAGCCTACGAGCTCGAAAAGTATTTGATACCAATCCCAATCGATCCAAAACATGCTGATGGTCATTTACAAAATCTTCAAAATAAAACTCTTCAATCACTGCATATGGCCTTGACAAATCAACACTTTTTGAATGCCATGTGTTAAAACCATATTGCCATAAAAAATCTTCTTCACTGACAGTAAACGGAACAATAGTCTGATTACTATAAATTGTAGATTGTTGTGTATGCCAAACAATACAATTGGACATTATTGATGCAAATGCATCTCGACGTTTTACAATTATTAATGCGGTATTCGAATAATTGTCTAACACGTACCGCGGATCATGTGAGTGTACAGTTTTTAAAAAAGTTTTATCACCTGCAGATTTTATTATATCTGCAATTAAATTACCCCCAACTCGCGGAGGAGCACTAATCAAATAACGCTCTATGGCGTTGGACTGCTTCACTAGTTATATCCCTGTCCTGCTATACATATTTCACATTCGCAGTCAGGGCAATAATCACATTTGGAACATCCGTGTCCACAATGCTGGTCGCATCCGCATTTGCATTTGAATACGTAGCGTTTGTAATTTTCAAACTGCAACGTGTTACTGTGTGCAGGTTCTTGTTCGTGTAACTGTGCCATCAGAATTTTCTGTTTCGGTCCAAGGACTGCAATTTTGTTTTTGTGTTTGTATTACCTGCACTGGAGGTTGTACAATAACTGGATCTGGGCGTGTTGCACTATAAATTACTGCGCCACCTATGATAGCCGGAACCATCCAATTCAATCCGCCATTGTGGCGCCAGTGACTATGTCTATGATGGTATTGGTGGTGTACCTGCCAACGAGGTTCGACTACTAGTCTAGAACCGTGACGTTCAGGGCCAGCAAAGGCTGGTACTGCGGCGATAGCCAGTAATAAGACTGCAAATAATTTTTTCATAATGATCTCCTCGAATGTAAGTGTTATTATTATATAACGCATTACCCATCAGTTTAGTATACTACTTTTTTGAAAAGAAGTCAACTACTTTCTTCTGAATATTACGAGCAAATTCTGGTTGAGGGAAGTTCCAGCCAATAAAGGCACCAATGGCTATTAAAAAGATAGTTTCTAACATGTTAAATTCCTTTACTAGCGGCTCTTTTGGCCATTTTATCCACGGTAGCGCGAGCTTGATCTGGATTCATATCAGAATCGTCAACTTCGGGTTCCGCGCCTTTGAATGTTATTTTATCTGGCTCTACATTTGATATCAAGCCGTTTAGTGGTGGCTGCGATGCCATTGCGGCCAATTGCGATTGGCCCAAGCTTATGCCCATGTCGCGGGCCAATTTTAAAAATGCCTGGGTTGATATAGTTTTTGGTGCGTTGGTATCCTGGGCGCGACCAATTAAAAATTGTGTCAGCGCCGCAAGTTTTCCTTTGTCCACACCTGATTGTTCAACTTCAAGTATTAACACTTATTTTCTACGCTCACGTCCCAGCGCGGCTGCCAAGTCTTTGGTATCATCAACTTCGACATCGGCATCAACTTCAACATCGGCCATGTCGCCATCATCAACTGAGGGCATATCATCAGCACCCATGCCCATGTCTCCACCCAGCTCTTCGCCTGGCACTGATGGCGCCTGACCAGTGATGGCACCTTGTGCGGCTTCAAGTTGTGTCTTACCTTGTTGCACTGCACTCAACAAAGTGCTCAATGCGGCACTGGCCTGTGACTGATATGCTGTTGCTTGTTCAGTTCCCATGTCATTGCGAATACTGTCAACCAACGCAGGCAAATCTTTGAACTGCATTTCACTGATGTCTTCGGTCATTTTCTGAACACGATCCAACATGTCTTGACTGGCCAACACTACTTGTGCTGTTTGCAATTCGCTTTCTTTGACCATGCGCTTCATGCCGGGCTTTTTGCCTTCCTTTTTCATGAGAGCAATTGCTGTCATGGTTTTTTGTTCTTCAGGATTTAAAGTCTGCCCATTGCTGGCTTTTTGAATAGTTTGCTTGGTTTTGGGATCATTGACATCAATTGCCAAGGGCGTTTCTCCCATTTCTTTTAAATGTGCAGTCAATGCTTGTTCTATCATCATCAACTTTAGATATGATGGATCTTGCTCGCTCTTATAAAAGCTGGTCTGCGAGCGCTGTTCTGTGACAAGGCCGCGTACACGTTTTAACAGGTACTGTGTAGCCTTGGGGCTAAGTGTGTCTAAACTTAGATGTTGCCCCAGGCGGCTTTCAAGCACTTGCTTGATATTTTTTACCCGGGGTTGAGTGTTTAGTTCGTGCAATTTCATCGTTGAATCCTTTTAACTGCCAATATTTAGCCACATTTACACATTTTTCCAATCTTGAATTTATAAAAAATAACAATTGTTCTTTTTGTGAAATTTTAGCTGCCACACTATCACGGATCACAGGATCAGAATAGTGTTTGTAAAGTTTTTGCTTTACTGATAAATCTGCTTGGATTTGCTGTCGCTTAGAATCCAACTCAAGTATTTCCTGGGCTTTGATGACTTGATTAAACTTATCAAGTATGCACCAACTCAGTGCTGTTTTTTTGCTGGTAAAATTAGATATTAAATTTTCCCTGCACAACACCTGCACTATGCCATCTGAGTCTATAATACGATACTTGTCAAACACTAAAAATCCACGGTCAGTGTTGATTATACTGTTATCTTTTGCACTTGCCGCTGTGTCGCCTAGGATTCGCTTGATGCGTTCTTCAAAGTCTATGTTTTTCATTTAAGTACATAATTAGTAATCAGATAGCCTGTGGTTGCAATAAGAAATCCAATCAACCCCATGCCCCAATTAATCAACTGATCGTTTCTTTTTTCGGCCATTTTATGCACAATACCGTGTACATCATGTATCATTGATTTAAGGCTGGCAATATTGCCTTCTAGTGTTTCTAGTTTTTCTTCAAGATAGCGATATCGTTCGGCACATAATTCTACATGAGCTTCCAAGCTTTTCTTTTCGATTTCTGTGGTATCAGTTCTCATGAGGCAAATCCTTTTTTTTATTTACCAATATCTGCGGTGAACCAAATATTGGTGTCTTCCGCAAAAGGACAGAGAACCAGGCTGTTTGTCAGTGTTTCATCTAGACCCAGTATCATGGGAACACCGTTAGAGTCTTGCAACAATGCCCCAACAACATTGTTGCTGTTGCTGATGGATTCTATTGAATCAATTGTAAATTCAAACTCCCAGCAACCATCATTGTTTTTGACTGGATCAGTGATATCGTAAGGCAGGGTTCTCAGAGATATGATTTGATTTATTGTTTCCCAATTGCGT